TAGTTGAATTAAGTCTTCCTAAAGTAGAGTTCATTCTTGCGAGTGTTTTACCCATACCGCCAGATTCTTTCTTCTCACCGCCTCCACCACCGAATACATCTGATATACTTCTACCAACTGAATCTCCGAAACTTTCACCTTGACTACTCATGATATCTTTTATCTCTTCAACGGCATCTGCTAATTGTTGATATGCTTTTGCATTAGAGCTTAATTCACCTGCACCTTTAAATAGTTTTGCAAAAGAATCAGCTTTCATGGAATCAATAGAATTTACAGCATTGGATATTGATTGTATATCAGTTGCAGCTTTGGCTAATGAACCGTCTTGTGCATAAGTGGATAATTCTGTAATAAATCCTTGCATATGATCTAAGTCAGTTCGGAATACAGGGTCTTTATAATACTTAGCAAAAGTATCACCTATAGAAGTAAACATAGATTCAATACCTTGTGCTATGGCTGCAGGATTTTCTAAATTTGCAAATGATTGTAAACCTGCGGCTATATCTGTTAATGCAGCACCAGCACCATCTACATTTTCAATACCTTTTTGAACTTTATTCTCATCCCATGAAAAAAGCCAATTACCATCGGTCTCTTCCATTCCTCCAATTCTCATAAAGGCACTACCTACAAATGATAGTGCATTTGTAACTGCTTTTGCAAGTTTACCTTTTTTACCAAAATCAACAGTGTCGGACATATCCGCAAATGTTTTTAATCCATTTGCAATATTACTAAGTTCTCCACCAGCACCCTTTACAGCCTGAATACCTTTCTCTACAGTGTTTTCATCCCATGTAAATATAAACCATCCATCAGTTTTTTCCTTCTCCCCAATCGCACTAAATGCGGTTGATACAAAAGATAGTGAATTACTAACAGCCTTTCCAAGCTTACCTCCTGGGCTAAAGTCAATTTTCTTTTCTACTAATTCTTGGAATGTTTTTAATCCTGTCGCAATATTAGTAAGTTCTTTACCAGCACCTTTAACTGCATCAACACCTTTTTCAACTTTATTCTCATCCCAGCTAAATGGTCCCCAGCTATCTGATTCTTCATACTTATCTCCACCAATAGTACCAAAAGCTTTACTAACAAATCCTAAACTATCAGCCACTGCTACTTGTAAGTATCCACCTTCTTGAAAAGATTCAGTAGTTAATCCATATTCTTTTTGTAAATCTAAGAACGCCTTTAATCCACTTGTAATATCTGATAGAGCTCTACCTGAACCTTTAACGGCATCAATACCTTTTTCAACTTTATTCTCATCCCAGCTAAATGGACCCCAACCATCCTCTTCTTCCATACCGCCAATTGTAGCAAACGCTTTACTTAAGAATCCTAAAGTATCTGCAATTGATACTGCTAAGAATCCACCTTCTTGGAATGCAGATGCATCTAATTTATATTTCTTTTTAAGATCTAAGAAAGCAGCCAACCCTTTTGTAATTTCACTAAGAGCTTTACCAGAATCCATTACAGAATCAATACCTCTCTCAGTAGCATTGGGGCTAAAAGTATTTCCAAACACTGCACCAAATAATCCACCAGGGCTTGCAGGTTCTCCACCAGCCTGTGCGAATGCTCCACTAACAGAACCTAGTGCAATTGCAAGTTCCTCGGAATCCTGTGCGTCAAATCCTACTGCCTTAAATTTAGTAAGACCTTTAGATAATTCTTGTAATGCTAAACCAGCAGCACCATACATAGCAGCAGCGGCTACACCTGCACCACTTTGTACAACTCTACTAAATACATTACCAATATTGGATAAGAAACCTGCCTCAGGATCAACTCCTGAAAATGCAGCTGCAACAGCACCTAATGTAAATGATAAGTCTTCGGCATCTTTTTTGGTATAGTCTACCTTTTTCATTGCAAGTAAACCTGGTGCCAATTCTTGTAATGCTAAACCGGCAGCACCATATAAAACAGGCCCTAAGAGAGCAGCACCTGCAGTTGCACCAACAGCTAATCCTGCTAATGCCATAATTCCACCTATTGCAATTAATATTCCAGACTGTACTAATACATCACCTAGGCCCATTCCTTTAGTAGCTTCTGCAAATGGAGTATATCCTAAACTAAATACCATTAATCCTAAACCATTAACAGCCATCGCCAATGCACCCATTAAAATATTAGACATTCCAAACTTACCTACTAAGGCCGCTGCTCCACCGATTGCTAATATTACAGCACCTTGAATAAGAACATCTCCTATTCCCATACCTTTAGTTGCAGACGCGAAGAATATTAATCCTATAGCAAAAGGAATTAAAGCTAAACCTGTAAGAGTTAAGCTTAATGCTCCTCTTCTAATTTTTTTAGACCTTTTCTTATTACCTATCAAAGAAATAGCTCCAGGTATTAATACTAGTGAAGCTACCATACCTATTAGAATAGCAGGAGCTAATATAATAAACATTGTAGATAATGCAAATAAACCTATACCTATTGCAAATGATTTTAATGCATCACCTACTTTATCTAAAGTTCTTGCTCCTCTACCAATTCTTTGAGAAAGTTTCTTACCTCCTAATAATGCAACTGCCCCACCTACAACCGTCATAGATAATATTAAGAATGGTATTGCTAACATACCAGGTATAAGTAATACTGCTGATAGAGCTAATGCTTTTGAGAATTTCATTATGGAATCTCCCATTGCACCTAAGGCTTCCGCACCTTTCTTTGCATTCTTTGGTTGAGTTTTAGATAAAGCTTTATCTAACTTAACTATGTAATTTGTAAATTTATCAACAGCCTTTTCAGGTACAAACAGCCACCTCATCATTGCTTTTGCCGATATCATTGCTGCTGCTGATACTAAAGACACTGCCTTTGCCCCAGCTTCTACTCTTTTAGGTTTTACACTTTCAAAAGATTCTAGTGTAGAAGTTACAAAACCTTTAAATTTACCTAAAGCTTTCTTTGGTACTAATAACCATAGCATCATTGCTTTGGCTGTTAGTTTTGCACCAAGACCTAAATCTTCTAATGTAGCACCAGCATTACTTTTCTTAGCCTTACCACCTTTTTTACTAAACATTCCTCCTAACGGATTTCTGGATGTGTTTGCTTCAATGGCAGTTAGTAATTGAGTTTGTGCAAATGCTTCATCTATTAATAAACCTACTTGATTTGCATTAGATGAATTACCACCAGAATTTGCTATTACCCTAAGTAGGTCAGTTTGTTTTTCTAACTGATTAACAACTTCCTTTGTAAAATCACCACCACCGCCACCACCAGTAGAAACTGCAATAAGAGCATCTAATTTTTCATTAGTGCTCTGTGCAGCGGCCTCTATTTTTGATAGAGGGTCCATTAAGTCTTTAAGAGTTACAGCAGCCATTCAATCTATTTATTTATCAGAACTTTGGCATACTAATCTTTGGCATAGATGGAGTTTTAAATGAACTCATCTGCTTGTTCATAGACTTAGACATGCTGTCCGTATTATATTTATCCGAATAGGATTGAGTATTCTGTTTATCCTCGTCATTACGATCCTTGAGAATCTCATTAAACATTTCTAAAGTATATTCATACTCATAAAAAGGAAGCAAATCCAGCTCTGAAGGCTGGAGATGCAACTTTTCTAATAAGAGTACTCGTACTTTATAAAAGTTCAGAAGAGATATCTTGAATAATAAAGAGAGCTTTGATCCCGCCGGGAAACGTGAGCGGAACTGCGACCTCCTCACCACAGCTATCACACGGAAATGCGAACTCCGGCTTTACTCCTATTTTTGCTTTCTCTACCAATCTATAAATAATTGAGTATTTGTTAGCATCCCAACCTTGAAAATTTGTAATGGCTGAAAATATTTCTTTATCATTAAATCCTCTCCATTCTCTTTGAATGTAAGGTAAGATAGCTAAGGATGATTTATCCCAAGGTAAATTTTCTTCTTCTCTTTTTCGTATCCAATCAGTAATGGATCTCATAACACCAATTGTTGGTGGTGCAATAGTTAATGACCCGTGACTTTTAGTTGCAACAGTAAAACATTTATTTTCATAATCATAATACTTTTCTAATAAATCATCTTTATCATTAAATTGAAGATTACTTGTTCTTAGCTCCATAGATTCTTGAGATTTACAAGTTCCTGTTTTACAATTCTTTTTTCCAACTGGCATCATCAGTTTATTTTCACCATCTTTAAATGTTAACTCTCTAATAGATAAGATCAGGTATATTCTATCCTCTTCTAAGACATCTCTATATGATCCCCTTTGGTTACCATACATGATTTTTGTACAGTTCACTAGAAGTGAGTTTAACTTTTCATCTACATCTAAAATATTTTCTTCATCTAATGTAGAAAATTCTCTAATCTCACCAACCCTTGCGGCTCTAATATGAATTTCAAAATCTTCTCTATAAAATTGTCCAGCGGAAGGAAAGTTTACTAAGTCTAATTTAACATAACCAGTTAATGCTTGTATTCTTTGTATTTCTGGATCATCAATGGATGTTACACCAGAACCTCTACTTGTATCTACAGTTCCTAATTGTGTAATTTTACCATCTTCATTTGTTTTTACCTCGGCTTTAGTATCTACTATACCTTCGGCCGCCTCAAATTCTTTTTTAATATTGTCTTCGTGACTACTCATAATTATTTAGTTTTTATTAATTGTTTTTCAGGCGCAGTTTCCTCTACTATATGTTCAACTATTAACTGTCTCACATATTTGGATACTGGCAACGGTTTTGTTTTATTTTCCATTGATTTTTCGATGATGATTGAATTTAAATTATCTTCATCTTCTGGTGTTAAGAGAACTTGTAGTTTTTTAGTAAGTCTCTTTTTTTGTGGAATTAATTCTTGTACGCTTTCGTTATATCCATATTTAGGATTATCGGCTTTATAATTTTTTATCCAAAATTCTAGCCTTTCCATTATATGACTTAATGATTCTTCAGATTCAAATTCTTCAAGAATAGTTTTTTGAAAAGATCTTGTTCCAAAATCTTTAACTGCTCTTTTAATATATTTACCTGCCCCTAAATTGTTAGGGTTATCATTAATCGAATAACCTACATAAACTTTTCCATCAGTTTCATTAATTACTTTAAAGATTGTCATATGTTTAGATTATATAATTTATAATATATATCAGAGTGAAGATAAAAAAACTGGCCCTAGAGCCAGTTTTCTATTTAAAATATTTAAAAAGCTATTATGCAGCTCCAACATTTTCTTCAACCCAGTGATCACAACGATAAGTCATTGTTAAATCAACTGCGTCCGGAGTTTCATAACTTAATTCATCTACAAAATCAGGTTGACCTGTAGGGAATACATCTTTACAAGTAATCTTTCTAAAGATATCACCTGCTCTGTTATATTGTACAATGATCATACTTCCTACATAGTCTTTCTTTAATCCCATTTCACCAGTCAATGGATCATAGATTAATTTGTACCAATTACGGAATGTATTGTAAATGTAATTTTCATTAGCTTCGTTTAAGTTAAGACTAAAGTTAACAGTCAGATCCATAAATGTTTGACCTGGCATACTTGCAAATGAACGATCAGCAAATTTGTATTTCTGTCCGATTGCATCTACAGATGGGTTTAAGTTATTTAAACCTCCGATAGTTTTAACTTGCTCCAAGATTAAACCCGTATCATCCCCTAGCGGTGAAAATACCGTCACCTCGAATAGGTTAGGCTGAACTGGTTCGTACCTTTGGCTACTGGCCCTTGATTGGGTATAATGTGGTAGTGGCATAGTTTATTTTATTTTTTTTATATATTCTTATTTAGTTTCCTCTTATTGGAAGTTTCCTGAACTAATAGCTCCTGTTTTCAAAATGGTTGTTCTTTGTACAAGAATTTCCATTCCTCTTACTGGCTCAATATATGTATCTAGGATACCTACATTTTGATCAATAACTTCTGGAGTATTATTAGTTTCATCCATTACATTCTTAAAGTCATAAACACCATCATCATTTTGGACTGTTGATAAAAAGTTATCAGCAAGTGTTTTAATCTCTAATCTTGTTTGAGCTGTATTGAATTCAAATAGATAGTTTCTAAGGATTGCTTCAATACCGTCTTGGATATAAATTACAACCTCTCTACAGTTAATAGAACTTAATGCAGATTTTGTAGTCTGCTGTGCAGTTTTATTTGCAAAGATTGTTGGACCAGTTCCACTTTGGAATACAATCGGATTCAATCCAAATGGTTCTAAGTATTCTCTGTCTTCTTTTCCAAGATTAATTTCTAATCCTACAACTCCAGTTCCACCTACAACACCTCGACGAACTCCGGCAACTAATGACCACGGTAAAGCGTTTTCATATTTTGCAATAAAGTTATTTGAAACGTATGCAGCTGGTACAACATTTATATTTCTACCTAAATCCCTAATAGTAATAAAAGGATAATAGAATGCTCCCCAACTCGCACCTTGTGTTTGAGATGGTAATGAGTATCTTACTGTAGGATTTAATGCAAGATCACCACCAGTAGAAATAAATCTAGATGATAAGCTTCCAGTTAGATCTTTAAACGAAGGATCTGTATTACTTTTAAAGTCCTTAGCAGATGGAGCATTTAATATTGCGAATGCATTCTTTCTAGTAGAAGCTAATATTGTATAGATCGCTTTAGATCCACTTTCAATACCGTTTCCGAATGTATCTACAATATATCTAAAGTTAATTACATCTCTATCAGTTAATGCCTTAAATAAATTAGTTCCATTTAAAGTACCATTTAAGATTTCATTCTGTCTTTCATTAGTTCCGTTAGGTACATGAGTTGAAGTTAACTTAAATCCATCCAATGTAAAGATATTTAAATAATCAATCCACTTATCTATTGGGTAATATAATTCTACTTTAACAATACCTGCAGCGGTTGTTGTTGATATTTCGCTTTGACATGTTACTAACAATGCAGATTTATTTGCAGGGATAGTACTAAACTCAGCATTTGTTAATCCGCCTTGTACAACATTTATTCTTGTTAACCTTGAATGTGCTACACCGTTAGGATCACCTTCAGAATGTACTAAATA